ATCACAAAATCGTGACAAATCCAAGGAAAAAAGCAAATTAAGATTGCCTGAAGAATATATCCCACTTTGGAAAAGTGATGATACTATTGTCAAAAAACACGCATTAGTACATTTGAAAAAAAGAAAAATAGAGATGTGTGATATTATCAGATACAATATTGGTTATTGTGAAAGTGGTTTATATGGCAATAGAATAATTGTACCATCTTATGATGAGACTGGTGAACTAAACTATTTTATTGCTAGAAGTATTTTTGATGGTGGGATGAAATACAAAAATCCACCTGTATCTAAAGATGTTATTGGATTAGACTTATTTATAAATTGGGATGAACCAATTGTTTTATGTGAAGGTATATTTGATGCAATAGCAATAAAAAGAAATGCTATTCCATTATTTGGTAAAACCTTACCAAAATCTCTTATGAAAAAAATATACGAAAAAAAGGTAAAACAGATATATATATTATTAGACAATGATGCCGTAAATGACTCAATAAGAATTACAGATAGTCTTATGAGAAATGGCATAAAAGTTTATTATGTGAAACTTACAGATAAAGACCCATCGGATATGGGATTTGAATCAGTTACAGATCTTATAAAAGGTGCAGGTAAAACAACTTTCTCTGATTTTATTAGGATGAAGCTAAATGGCAAAACAAAGAAATATATGGAAATTTAATGATAATGACTGGAAAGTTCATATCTCGGATGCTTCTTTATTAGAACAAGTGAAAATAAAATTTGATTTGGGAAAATCTCAGACTATTTATTATGGTAAGGGTAGTTTCAAAGAAGAAACTGCTTGGGATTTAATAGTGCCAGATAAAAAAATAAATAAAGTAAAGAAATTTATAAAGGATAATTCTTGAAAAAAGAAACTGTTGTAAAGGTTCCTTTTCGAAAACTCAAATACATACACCACATTTCAGATATACAGATTCGTAATCTCAAGCGACATAAAGAGTACGAACAGGTTTTCGAAAGAACATATAAACAAGTAAAAAAACATAAAGATAATGCCGTAGTCTATATCGGTGGTGATATAGCACACTCAAAAACTGAAATGTCACCTGAATTAGTCGATCAGCTCTCACGATTATTTAAGAATCTGGCAGACATCTGTCCTACGATTCTAATCGCAGGAAATCACGATTGTAATTTAAATAATCTTTCGAGAATGGATGTTCTTTCCCCAATTGTAAATAATCTACAACATAAAGATTTACATTACCTAAAACATAGTGGTGTGTATAAATGTGCTGATGTAAAGTTTGTGGTTTGGGATGTATGGGAAAAAGAAGATGACTATATTGAGGCGAAAGATGTTGAGGGTGATACAAAAGTAGTTCTCTTTCATGGAACAGTGGATAAGTCGGAAACAGACTTAGGATATTTTTTACCATCTGATGTGAAAATTGCTAAGTTCAAAGGTTATGATTTGGGGTTGCTTGGAGATATCCACAAAAGACAGCACCTAAATAAAGAAAAAACTATATCCTATTGTGGTAGTCTGGTTCAACAGAATCACGGAGAAGGACTATCGCATGGTTACTTGTTATGGGATGTAGCAAAGAGAACTTCTGAGTACATTGAAGTACCGAATGACTACGGTTATTATACTATTGATATAAATAACGGAAAAGTTCCAGATTGTCCTGATATACCTAAAAAGGCTAGATTGAGAGTTAGGGTATCTAATACAACGCCATCCCAATTGAAGAAGGCTATGACTATGATTCATAGTACATATGGTGTAAAGGAAGTTTCTGTTACAAGAACAGATTCACTAACATCTCAAGATAAAGTAAGAGGACAAAGAATTACAGTAGGTGATGTAAGAGATGCTGATTATCAGTATGGCTTGATAGAAGAATATCTAAAACAAAATCACTTTGTAGATACTGAAACTCTATTAGATATAAAAAAGATAAATAAAGAACTAAACACCTTTTTACCAGCGGATGATGTAAATAGAGGAATAACTTGGGATGTAAAGAAGTTCGAGTTTGATAATATGTTTTCTTATGGAGAAAATAATGTTGTTGACTTCACTAAACTAAATGGTATCGTTGGAATATTTGCTCCAAATGCGAGTGGTAAATCTTCATTATTAGATGCTCTATCATTTTGTTTATTCGACACATCATCAAGAGCTTATAAAGCACTCAATGTACTCAATAGTAAAAAAGATAAATTTTATTGTAAGGCTACATTAGAAGTAGATGGATGTGAATATTATATTGAAAGAAGAGCTAAAAAGCAAAGAAGTGGTCATGTAAAAGTAGATGTTGATTTTTGGACACATGATGATGCGGGTGAAAAGTTATCTCTCAATGGAGACCAAAGAAGAACAACCGATGTAAATATTCGTAAGGTTATTGGAACTTATGAAGACTTTATTATGACAGCTCTTTCTTTACAATCAAACTCAACTGTTTTCATTGACAAAACACAAAAAGAAAGAAAAGACTTACTTGCACAATTTATGGGTATTGGTGTATTTGACCAACTATATAATTTAGCTGCTGATGAAATATCTGATGTGAGTTCTCTGTTGAAGTCTTTCAAAAACAATAACTATGATAGAGAGTTAGCAGATATAAAAGAATCTTTGACTGGTCTAAGAAAAGAATCAAGAACTTTTTCAAAGGACAAAAAAGAACAATCGATAGATAAAAAAGATATCGATAAGATGATGATTTCTTTGACTAAAAAGTTGAGAAAAGTAGATAACTCTGCTCTAAACATTTCTGAATTAGAAGAAAAAAAGTCTAGTCTAAGTAATAGTTTATCTACAGCAGATAAAAAGTTTGGAGAGCTAAAAACTCTTTCTGAACAATATAAAGTTGAGGAAACTGAACTAACAGAAAAAATAAATATCTATAAAGAAAATGAGATAGATAAGAAGTTTGCACAATTTGAACAATATAGTTTAGAGAAAACTAATAATCAGATTGAGATAGATAAACTAAAAATAGAAGTACAAAACAAACTTGATAAAATTAATAAGCTTGGTAATTTAGAATATGATTCCGATTGTTCTTATTGTATGAGCAATCCTTTTACATTAGATGCTATGGAGACAGAAAAGAAACTAAATGAAGATAAGACATTAGCAGATAAGTTTGTAAAGAAATCAGATAAATTAGAAACTATTATAAATGGCTTATCTCATATTACAGCACATAAAACACAAATGGATGAGTGTATACAACAATTTAGTTTATTGACTTCTAATATCAGTAAAGTAGATAGTGAACAAAAACTAACTACGGAAAAGAAAAAAAATATAATTAGCCAGTTAGCTATTATCGAGGATAAGATAAATCTATATCATGAACAAGAAAAAGATATACAATATAACATTAGTTTACAAAAAGAAATAACTTCTGTAGAAAACGAATCCGAATCTTTAGAACAAACTATAGAAGAATTGGATAAAAAATTACAATCCGTAAATGGTGAGATAAAAGTATTAGAAACTAATCGTAGAAACATAATGTCTAATATCAAAAAGGTAGAAGAGTTAGAAGATAAATATGCTGCTTATCAATATTATATGGATGCTGTAAAAAGAGATGGTATACCTTACGAACTTATATCAAAAGCAATCCCAACAATTGAGGGTGCTGTAAATGATATACTTTCACAGATTGTGGACTTTTCTATGATTTTAGAAATGGATGGTAAAAACATTAATTGTTATATAGTATACGATGATGACAATGTATGGCCATTAGAATTATCTAGCGGTATGGAACGATTTATCTCATCTCTAGCTATGCGTGTGGGATTGATAAATGTATCTAACTTACCAGCACCTAACTTTTTAGCAATCGATGAGGGTTGGGGAACTATGGATTCGGATAATCTAAATTCTGTTTATAATCTATTTCAATATCTAAAGTCACAATTCCAATTTACAATGATTGTATCTCATATAGATTCTATGAGAGATGCTGTTGACACCTTATTAGAGATAAAGAAAGAGAATACTTTTTCTAATGTTTCATTTGACTAGAGTACATAACCTTTTTTGGTTTTAATTGTCCCCTTTTTAGACTTAGAACATATTGATTCAAGACAGCGCTCATGGTAGTGCTCTCTTCTTTCACATATACTCTGAACCAGTCTATTAGCGATTCTTCTATAGTAAATGAATATTTCTTTTTCATACCGATAATCTCCATATATTGTCAATATAAATAAATAGATTATTTTGAAATTTTATATTTATATGTATGAGTGTCGTAAAAAGATTTAATCCACTAAAAAACTTAGATGAACTTGATGTACTGATTGATGATGTAAACACGTCGTCACATATTGTCATTACAGATATGCCACAAAGTCTCCCACAAGGAAAGAGTTCTTTTCTTATAGAGACAGGTCCTTATATGAGGGAAGGCATAGAGTTAGTCTTTGATTTCGTTGATAGCGAAGGAAATTCTATATACTTAGAACCAGTGTCTGATTATTTAGAAGGTACGTCCCGTAGAGTATCAGTAGAAGTTTACAGTGATACAGCGCCAGGTCCTGCTAATATAATTGTCGTTGGGGAGTTAGATGAAATTCCAACTGCTCCTGGTTTATTTGCTGAAACTGATCCTGTTCCTGAAGAATTTCAAGGGGTTTATAATATTAGACTTACTAGAGAAGTTATAATAAATCCAGTAGCTGTAAATACCCAGCCAATAAGATTTTATACACAGCCAAGAGTTAGTATCAATGAAAGACGACTTGGTACTATGGAAAGAACAGACCCACCTGATCTTATTACAACTAATCCTTTTGCTGTAGAAGGTGTTCCAGCAGATGGTTTTGGATTTAAAGAATTTAGTACAGAAGAACCTAAACAAGGTGCTTTAGCAGAAACGAATACTAAAATTGTACAATCAAAGGGGAAGACTGGTAAATTTAGTAGAATGAAAAAGTCTTTCAAAGCTAAAAAAGGTAAAAGAAAATTTAGTTTTTTCAAAAGAGCTGGACATATAGCAAAAAGAAATTCACCTGAAGCATTTCCATTCAGTTTCAAAACATCAGCACATTCTTTTAATACAAAGGAAATTGATGGTAAAATTATACTAACAAGTATAGATACAGCAAAATATAATCAAAGTCAATTCAATGAACTAAAACTTACATTTCCACCAACACTCAATAATACACATACGATGTCTATAGAGGATGTGGGAAATTCTGCAACCGCATTTGTTACAAAACCATTTACCCAAACTAATGCCGATGGACAAGAAATAATATTACCATTTTTTGGTAATGCTAAAACTAGGTTCGAACCACCACCAACAGCATCTTACTCTACAGTAAATGTTATGTCTTATGCTGATGTATCAATAACTAATATGAGAACCTTTTCAGGAGATGTATTTAAAGCAAAAGTTTATGTGAGACCTGAAGGCTCTTTTGATGATTTCAAAGTATTAGCAGAGTTACCAGTAGAAGCATCTGATTTGATGGTGGATTTACAATCAGTAGGTAGAGGAGAAAGAACTGGATACTTTGAAAATCAAGCAGATATAACTAAGTATTGGGAAAAGTTTGGTGGCACCAACGGATTATCTGGTGGTTCAACAGTAGCTTCAAATTTTAATAATGATATATTATTAGATGCTGTAAAGTTGTCAGGTAGTCTAGCAACATTTACAGACCAAATGAGATTTCAACAAAAATCTGATTATAAATTCAATCTTAAAGCTGGTTTAGACTATAACCTAACATTTACTGCTTATGCAAAAAAGGGTACAAATAAAAGAGCATTACTTATACCATACATATCAGGTTCAGGTATGTATGCGAGTCCCGATGAGTATTCAGATTCCGTTACTGAAAACAAAGTAAAAGAAAATTCTAGCTATGGAAAAAGATTAGGTTCATTAGAAATACTTCCAGTCGATGATAATGAAGTAGATTTTAAAGTAGTTACTACAGAATTTTCACCTGATAGGGATGGTGATGGTTTAGTACAATTCAGAGTAGTTGATGGGGAATGGTATATAAATGATATATCTGTTTCACCAGCAACTGATACTGGATTCTCTCCATCTTTCTTTCAATTTGAAAAGGAAATGCCATCTGAATATCAACACAAGCGTCCTGAAACATTTGAGTTTATGGTTGAGTTTTACGACCCAAATAATAATATAGCAGACTCTATTGCTTTCAATAGTGGTTCTGTATTCAATGGTGCTAATGCTTTTATGTCAGGAAATGACAATACTATGGCAGGTAGTTTATTTATAGGTGGTGAAAGTACTGCTAGTGGAATGCACTTCGGCGGTGTATCTTCTGTAATACCTGAAACAGGTGGAGATGGTGCTACAGGTTCAGGATTTATGAGGTCTGTTGGTTATCAAGGATTTATATCAGCTTCCAATCCAGCATTAGCTGGTACATTTGGATTTATGATTTATAGTGGTTCTGTTTTGCCAGATAGTGGTGATAATTATGCGGGTGTTGGTTTAGAATTAGTTGGACAAAGTGGCTCACTAAAGTTCAGAACCAATCCATCAGTATTTGAAGTACAAGCAGATGCTTTCTTTGTTGGAAAAACGACAACACAATTCATAAGTGGTAGTGGTGGAAATATTGAAATTAGCTCGTCTGGCTTACACATAACTCCGGAGGGTAATGTAACCGCTAGTGCTATTCTTTTAGGAGATAAGGCTAACTCACAATTTTTACAATTTGATGACGGACAACTTACTGTACAAGGTAACTTATCTGTAGACCAAATTTTTACACCAGCACTAATAAATGGAGCAGCTTCAAATGTAACTAATGCTAGTTCAAGTATAACATCTCAAGGATTTGCTAAATTTACATCAGCGTCAATTGCTGGTTTTGATGTAAATACACAAGCAATTGTAAGTTCTGGTTCAAACTTAGTAATGAGTCAATCAGGACAAATAACTGGATCGACAGTTTTATTTACTGGTGGCAAAATTGGTAGTTTTGATTTGAGTAATGATGCTTTTACCGCTGGGAATACATTTTTCATAAGTTCATCTGTAACTAATAGTCAAGGATTCTTTATATCATCATCTAACTTCAATATAAAAGCTGGTGGTGATGTAACTGGTTCAAATGTAAATTTTGTTGGTGGTACAATTGGTGGTTGGTCACTTGGAGATTCTACAATAACTGGTGGTAATCTAATACTAAATAAGGCTGGTTCTATAAGGTCTTCTGATTACATAACAGACACATCAGGATTTATAATATCATCAGAGGAAAATGGATTTGCTGAATTTGAAAATGTAAAAATAAGAGGTACTCTTGCTACCACAACATTTGAAAAGGAATCTGTTAATGCTGTAGGTGGACAATTGTTTATAGCAAACTCAGCTGCTATGACTGGTTCAAGTGTCCCTGCTACAGGATCAAAATTTAGATTGAAAAATGTAACAGGATTTACCAAAGGTGAAATCTTATTGATAAAAAAAGTCGGTGATACAGGATTCAATACAGAATATGTAAAGGTAGTATCAGCTTCAAGAACAAATGATGGTGGTGATGATGATCCTGATGGATTGGCTGGAGATTTATTTGTTGAAAGAGGTACTGGATATTATGTAAGAGCTAAAAAAGAATATCTTGCAGACAACGATAGTAATGGAACAATTAGAACATACAGTGCTACATTACCACTAAAATATGCTACTAGCGTACAAAATTTTGATAGCGGTGATGCTAATGGATTCAATGTTACTGGTGGTCATTCACATTCAGGATCTTTTCACATACATGTTACAGGCTCAGTCGGACCAGTAGGAGATGGTACAGCATTAGACCTAAGAGTATTGAATAACTCTAATTCTGATAGTGTGATAGGTACTACAAGATTGTGGAGTCTGAGTGATGGTGTTACACAAGTAGATAGAGAAATATTTCACTTCCATAACACACTTACACCAATACCAACGGGTTCAAAAATAAAAATGGAGCTTGTAGCTACCACCGATGGTACAGATGATTCATATCTATATTTATCAAAATTTACTGCTTCTTTAGATTGGGGAACAATAGGTACGCCAACATTGTTTGGAGATGCGAGTGGCTCTGTAGGAGACCCAATCGGTGGTCCCGAAAGCTATACTGAAGGACAAGTATTAGTAAGTACTGGAAGATACATAAGTGGTACGGGTACAAATACTGTTGGAACTGGTTATATAAGACTGAATGCTAATCCTAAAAATAAAGCTACTCCGTATATGGACATTGTTGAAAGAACAGGTAGTGGCATTTATGATATAGAATTGAAAGCTAGAGTTGGTGATTTGAGTGGGGTTGCGGGTACAAGAAATGTACCAGCAGACTTTACTGGATTTGGTATAATGAGTGAGGTTGCTTTTCTATCAGGCTCACAGATAAAATTAGAAGCTCCTACATTCTTACTTGGTGATTTGAATAGTAATTTTGTAAGTGGTTCAAGTGGTAATATAGAAATAAGTTCATCTAAGTTTCATGTAAAACCAGATGGTGATATTGTGGTTAGAAAGGTTGATGCTACTGAGGGTTCGCTTGGTGGGTTTAGTATAGCAAACAATGCTATATCAAGTTCTGATGGAAACATAAACATTAATGCGAACACCAAAGCAATATCTATAAATGACACAACATTTGGAAATACAGGAATACAATTAGAGTATAATAGTGGAACTCCAAGAACATTCATTGGTAAGTCGGATGGAGCTAATTTTAATTTCGATGGTGCTAATCTTTCAGTTAGTGCGAGTAACTTTAAAGTGACAAGTACTGGAGAGGTAACTGCTTCTAGTGCTTTATTCTCAGGTATATCTAAGGCTGATATATTTGAGTTTACTTCAATTAATATTGATTCAGGTAATGAAGATACCTATTTCAGTAATTATACTGGAGCAGACTATAAAGGGAATGCTTCTGGTAGAAACTACACAAAGTTAGATTTGAGTGGAGTTTCTGCAGCAACAAAAACATATGTAAGGATAGGTAGAAGAGCTCAATATCCGATAGGACATATCGTCCCACCATCATCTGATGGTATATCAATTTTTTATTTTATATTTACTGGACAAACTACAGGTTTTTATCAACAGAATTTAATTTGGTCTTTTGCTGGTTTTAATGGAATAAATGACATAGTAAACTGTAACGATATGACAAACAATAGTGTTAACCGAGAGAAGTACAGAGCAACTGATGGTGCTGGACAAGAGGGTGGTATCTATTTCAACGATGAGAATGATGATAGATTTCGTGGATTTGCTTACGGAAAAACCAATCTGCTTGGTTCAAATCATGGTACAACAAATCTAGGAGGCTCTGAATTTTACGAAATGTCTCATCAGGTAAGTGCAAATGTTATATATAAGTTTATGAATAAAGATGGAAAATTTTTCTTAATGGAAACATCACATACTAATACTGGATCTTCCCAAAAAACTCATAGATTCGATGGGGGAAATGCTTCTGGATTTGGTGTAAAAGTTCTAAAAGCAAATCAGATTATACAAGGTGAGCACGCATTACTGTCTGCTTTTACTGGAACAAGTGCTACTACAGGTTCTGTATCTACTCCACAGTTTCACCTAAATAAAGGTGGTTCGATATCTAACGAAGTTCCCGTCCACAACTATGGTAGGATTACGATAATGGATGGTGACGATATGGACACCCAAGATGGTACATCTCTTAGCTCTAGAGATGGTGATTTATATATAACTGCTCAAAATCTTGGTGACATTTTTCATAGTGGCGATACCTACTATGATTTATATAATTGGGAAAATACTACTAACTCATCAAGACTAAGACACTCAATTAGATATGTAAAGGATTCACCAGACCAATTTCTTGTTTGGGGCGATGAAAACGATACTGATACCATTAAGATGCGCCCGAATAGCGGCAGTATTGAAGCTACAGGTGGTACTACAAGTCATATGCTTTTAGGTTATACTAGAGATACTAGTGTTACTGTAGGTGCTTCAGGAACTAGTGCTACAACCATTTCTCAATCACCAGGTGTTTCTAATGGTAGAGGATATCGTATGATAAGAGATGGTTCTGTGACAGGAGCTAGTGTACAATTAGATGTAACTACAGTTGGTAACAGTGGTAGTCCAATGTATATACCTGCAGAAGCTAATTTCAGTCTAACATGCTATAAGATTTCAACTGGAGGATCTGCAACATCATTATTTTCAAATAAATGTATTTTTGCCACTTCCTCATCTCCCACGGATGCCGGTGCTACTTTTAGACAAGAAGCAGGAGTGAGTACTTTTTCTATGAATGAGACTCTGTCGGTCGAACTACATGCGGATGAAGATACAGGTCACGGAAGCTTTACATTTGAAAATGTAGTTATATTATTAGAAGTACAAACAGATGCACCAGGTAAAGCAACATCGTAATAGGAAAATTTTATGGGAAAAATATACATATACAAAAATGGTATGACACTTCACAAAACAATAGAAACGGACTTGCCTTTAGATGAAGTAATCGTTTCAGGATCTATAATATCATTTTTTCGTAATCTAACTCCAAAACATACAGGCTCATTTGTTTCAGGCAGTATTGAATCAATAGATTCAGACGAATATTTTCAGGGCGAGTTTTATAGTTTTGATGACTTTTAGTAAATATTTATATTTATATATGAACAGAAACATAGGAAATTATGGATAAACTTACAAAATACCTCATAGAACCATTCATAGAAAAAGAAGTAATTGAGGAAGGTGCTAGAGATCCTGGTATTTTCAAAGCTATATTTTTAGCTGGGGGACCTGGAAGTGGTAAATCTTTTGTAGCTCAAAAACTATTCGGTATACCTGAAAAGATAAATGTTTCTAAAACAGGTTTGAAGATGGTAAATCAAGACCAAGAATTAGAATTGTTATTAAAAAAATACTTTGGTACAACCGATATTGATAATATGCCAGATGAACTATTTGCTGACCTAACAGGCTCTGATAAAGCAGGTAATCCCGTAGATTATGATACAAGTGGATTAAGAGCATATGCTAAATCTTTGAGTAAAGAAAGATTGAGATTATATACCAATGGAAAGTTAGGAGTAATCATAGATGGTACAGGACACAAATATAAGAGTGTAACAAGAAAAAAGAAGAATTTAGAAAAATTAGGTTATGATTGCTATATGGTATTTGTAAATACCTCATTAGATGTTGCTTTAGAACGAAATGAAGAAAGAGATAGAGTAGTACCATCAGGTATCGTAAAGAAAAGTTGGCAGGATGTTCAAAATAATTTGGGAGCCTTTCAAGGATTATTCGGTGGCTCAAACTTTTTAATCGTATCTAACAATAAAAAGTTATCAGATGCGCAAATACCAAAACATTTTAAAATGTTAGTTAGTAAAGGTATAAATAAGTTTTTGGGAAGAGCACCAAAAAATCCTATAGCTAAAAAATGGTTGAGAAGAGAAAAGAAATTTCAAAAGGTATTTAAAGATCCTGGTCAATCTAAATTCTTTGAAAGTATAAAACTACCAGTAGAGATAGGTGATACTATTTTGATGGGTAAGTTCAAAAATAAAAAAGTAGTAGTAAAGTCTGTTGATTACAATGACAAAGGAGACTTACTAATAAATGGTAGACCAGCACTAAAGTTTAGAATGGTAAAGGAAACAACATTACCATCACCAAGTCGTAAGGGTGTAAAGAAGATGAAGAAGAAAGGTGTTACTTCAGTACCTTTTGGAAGTGGTTATAAAAAAGTAAGTGAAGCGAATGCCGTAAAAGGTAGTAAAGTTCAAAAGTTTATTACAGGTCATAATCTTACTATGAAGGGTAAGAAATATAAAGAAATAGAATTTGAAACATTGGGTGTTGATAATGGTAGAAAGATGATTACATTGAGAATTTTAGCACCAAAGAAATTATTCGGTATTGAGACACCTGTAAAATTTTCAACATTGAGAAGAGGACCTTTTACAAAAACCGATACTGGTAAAAAATTAAAAGAAGTTCAAAAGACTGTAACAGATAAAGTTTTTGATAAAAAAAGAGAATCTGGTGCTTGGACAGTTATAGGACATATGAAAAAGAAAGGTAAATCTACCTTTCACGTAAGAGATGAAAAGAGTGGTAAAAGATTTGATGTAAAATTGATGGAACAGAAACAAATCAAAAAAACAATCGGTGTATTCGGTGGAAGATTCCAACCATTTCATTCAGGACATCTTGCTACTTATAAGTGGATGAAGTCAAAGTTTGATGAAGTCTATATAACTACATCCAATCTAAAACAATTGCCAAGACATCCTATGGACTTCAAAGAAAAAGCTCGTCATATGATAAAGATGGGTGTTCCAAAAAATAGAATTATACAAGAAAAAACTCCATATATAGCAAAAAATTTATTGAAAAAATTTGATCCTAATACTACAGCAGTCGTTTATGCAGTCGGTGGAAAAGATGCTGGTAGATTAGGTGGTAAGTACTTTCAACCTTATAATAAAAGTAAACCTATGATGGGATTTGAAGAGCATGGATATATCATAACTGCTCCACAATCTGGAACTATGAGTGGTACGAAGATGAGAGAATTATTAGGTTCTCCAAAATATGATGATAGTGAAAAACAAAAAACATTCAAAAAAGTATTTGGATATTTTGATAAAGGTGTTTTCACTATGATGACAAATAAATTTAAACAATTATTTGAGACATACACTCTATCTGATGAGTTGATAAAAGAATATCTGATTGAAGCTAGTAATTCTGCTGCGGGAAATTTAGATGATGGTCCTTCAACATTTCATAAAGATTATGCTGAATATGTAAAAGTATCAAAAGAATGGTTAGACTCTATATATGAAGACGCTGGATGGGCAGTTTTAGATTTTATTATAAGAGATGGTGCTAAGAACTCTATAAAAGATGCATATAAATCTGTACCATTGACTTATTTAGATCATGGTCAAGAAAAGGGTTCTAATCTTGCTGTAGAAAAATATAAAAGTTGGATGGATGAAGTAATAAAACCTTTAGGTTGGGATGTTGTAAGTTGGATGGGTACTGATGCTGCTATAGATAATCTTATCGGAAGTGTGTTTGCAGCTGGTGCTAATGCAACAGAATACCTGCCAAATGAATTTCAAGTAGTAGAAGCATTTTCTAAAGATTGGTGGAAGAAAGAATTATTATTAGAGGGTGGTGCTTATGGGCATTTGAATCATCCATTTGATAATAAAAATTTAACATTTTCAGATTTTAAAACACTAATTATTAATACACTTCAAGGTAATCTTGATAAAGAAGGTCCTGTTACAGAAAAGACTGATGGACAGAATATAATGATTAGTTGGAAGAATGGAAAATTAGTTGCAGCTAGAAACAAAGGACATATAAAGAATTTTGGTGCTAATAGTTTAGACATAAGTGGTATAAGAAATATGTTTTCTGGTAGAGGAGACATAGAAAAAGCATTTGTATCTGCTATGACAGATTTACAAAAAGCACTAAAGGGGCTAAGTAAAAAACAAAAAGACAAAATATTTGCTGAAGGTAAAAAGTTTATGTCACTAGAAGTGATGTACCCAGCAACTTCAAATGTCATACCTTATGATAAATCATTATTACAATTTCACGGAACTATTGAGTATGATTCTGCTGGTTCTCCAATCGGAGAAGATAGAGGAAGTGCTAGAATGTTAGCTGGTATGATAAAACAGATAAATCAAGATGTACAAAGAACATATAGTATCACAAAACCATTTATTACACAATTGCCAGTAGTAAAGAATTTTGCTCAAAGACAAAGTTACTTTTTAGGTAAACTACAAAAACTACAAAACATCTACAAACTTACAGATAGTGCTACATTAGGTGATTATCATCAAGCATATTGGATGGAGTATATTTATAATGGTGCTAAAAATACAGATTATCCAAATCCATCAAATGATGTTCTTATGAAACTAACTAAGAGATGGGCATTTTTTGATAAGTCTTATAAAGTTCCAATGATTAAAAAAGATTTAAAGGAGTATCCAAAGTTTTTAGATTGGGTTCTATCAACTGATAAAATGGATCACGCTAAGTTACAAAAGAAACATATCAGAGATTGGGAAGTTCTTTTCTTTGAATTGGGTGCTGAAATCCTAAAAAATATGAGTGATTTCATAGCAGCTAATCCAACTAAAGCAGCTCAACAAATTCGTAAGGATTTAGTTAAGGCTATAAACAAAGTAAAAAAATCAACAGACCCAAAAGTATTGAGTACATTGAAAACTCAATTAGATAGACTTAATGCTATTGGTGGTTTGAAATCAGTTGTTCCGTCAGAAGGAATTACTTTTGTGTTCAAAGGAAAGTTATATAAATATACTGGCGCTTTTGCTCCAGCTAACCAAATCTTAGGTATGTTAAAATTCGTATAGGAGTTATAATGGGATATAGTAAAGAAACAGAAAGACAAAATGATGCTCTAAGAGATGCTTTATCTGGCAGAGAGCATGTAAAGAATTATGTTCAAGTAGGATATGAGGGTAAACAAAAACCTAAAGGTGATGTTATTCCTAAAATGACAGAGATAATGAAAGATGTTAGAATGCCATTATTCTGTCCTAAGTGTGATGTAGTGATGAAGAAAAGACTAGACACTAAAATGTGGAATTTATTCAATCATTGTTTTGATTGTCAAGTAGAAATAGAACATAAATTAAAATTAGAAGGTAAATTTGATGAATGGGCTAATGAAAAGATAAGACAAAATAAGATAGCAATCATCAAAGAATCATTACAGCAATTAGAAGAATTCAAAACTATGAAAGCGCCAGAGTGGTTAAATAATGTAGGTGTAAATTATCCTGAACTTGAAAAAGAAAAATGGGAAGGTGGAACTGAAAAAATGGTTGCTGAAGCAACAGAGGCAATAGAAAAATTGACAGAACAATTAGAACAATTGGAGAACGAATAATGAAGTTATGGAAAATAATATTAGGATTTATTGGAGCTGTAGGTGCTTTGTTTGCTGTAAATAAAGCAAAGAGTGAGGAAGTAAAAAAACTCAAAAAAGTCATTGACGCCAATAAGAAAGAAGAAAAGAAAGTTGAAAAACAAATCAAAGAATTAGAAACAGCAAAAAAATCTTCTAAAAGAGAGATTGGTAATATGAAAAGAAAACTTACTATATCTAAAAAGAAAACTAAACAGATGGAAGAAGTTTACGATAATGATGAAGTAGAATCAGCAGAAGACTTTTTACGAAAGTTTGCTAAAAGTAAATGAGACTATCTATGAAAATATTAAAATACTTTCTTATATCATTTTTCGTTCTATCTTTGGTAGATGGACAAAGCATAAAGAAAGATGGAAAAGTAGTCACTACTTTTACACAAGAACAAGCATTAGAAATGTTAAAAGCACGTGATGCTCAATGGGAAGAAAAGATAGCTAAAGCTAATACATTGATAGAATTTCAGAAGATAACTATTAGTAAATCTGATTCTGTTATTATTGAATTAGAGGAACAAGCAAAATTAGATACTTTGATGCTATTAGCACAAAGAAAACAAATTGATTTATTAAAAGCACGTGATGTTGCTAATGAGAAGATGGTAGAGTTGGTTGAACCAAAATGGTATGAGAATCAATACCTTTGGTTAGGAATAGGATTTATTTTAGGGAAAATATAATGAAACCAAAAGTACTAAAAGAAGTAATTAAAAAAGAATATGTGAAGTCTGCTCAAGACCCAATTTACTTTTTAAAAAAGTACTGTGTAGTTCAGCATCCAATGAAAGGTAAAGTACCTTTTCACCTATATGACTTTCAAGAAAAAGCACTAAAGACTTTTGAAGATAATAGATTAAATGTTATTTTGAAAGCTAGACAATTAGGATTATCTACATTATCAGCTGGATACTCATTGTGGATGATGACATTTCACAGTGATAAAAACATTTTAGTTATTGCCACTAAACAAGATACTGCTAAAAACTTAGTAACTAAGGTAAGGGTAATGCACGCCAACTTACCTTCTTGGTTGAAACAGAATTGTGTTGAGGATAATAAACTATCGTTACGGTATAAAAATGGTTCTCAAATAAAAGCAGTTGCGAGTGGCGAGGAAGCTGGTAGGTCAGAAGCTCTATCACTTCTAATACTTGATGAGGCTGCTTTCATTGATAAGATTGAACCAATATGGGCTGCTGCTTCACAGACACTATCTACTGGTGGACAATGTATAGCATTATCTACACCTAATGGTGTTGGTAATTGGTTTCATAAGACTTGGGTTGGTGCAGAAGATGGTTCAAATGATTGGAATTTTATAAAATTACATTGGAGTTTACATCCTGATAGAGATGAGGAGTGGAGAAAAGACCAAGATAAATTATTAGGTCCTTCATTAGCTGCTCAAGAATGTGATTGTGATTTCATTACCTCAGGTCAGACTGTTATTGATGGTGTTACATTGGAAGAGTATAGAGAAAAACATTGTAATGATCCGTTAGAGAAAAGAGGAGTCGATAGTAACCTTTGGGTATGGCAACCACCAAATTATACAAATGATTATGTAGTATCAGCTGATGTTGGTAGAGGAGATAGTGCTGATTTTTCTGCATTTCATATTATGGAAGTAGAGACTATGGAACAAGTTGCTGAATATAAAGGTAAAATTTCTACAAAAGATTTTGGTAACTTATTAGTAAATGTATCAACAGAATACAATAATGCTTTGTTAGTTATAGAAAACAATAATATTGGTTGGGCAACAATCCAACAAGTAATAGATAGGGATTATCCTAATCTATTTTATACAAGTAAAGATTTACAATATGTAGACACAGAACATCAGATAAACAATAGATACAGGACACAAGATAGAAATATGGTTCCTGGTTTTTCAATGACAATGAAAACAAGACCTTTAGTAATTGCTAAATTAGAAGAATACTTTAGAGAAAAGTCAGTAATTGTCCGTTCAAATCGATTAATTGATGAGTTGTTTGTATTTATATATAATAACAATAAAGCCGAAGCTATGCAGGGTTACAATGATGACTTGGTAATGAGTTTCGCTATATGTTTATGGGTAAGGGATACTGCTCTTAGATTGAGACAAGAAGGTATAGACTTACAGAAAAAAACATTGAGTGGCGTGGCAACACAAATGTTACCACAAAGTTCCAATCAAGTAGATGACGCAAATTGGGAATGGACGCCCGATGGAAAAGTAAAAGAATCATTAGAATGGCTTATTAAATAAGAGGTAAAACTATGGCAGACACAACATTAACTGGTAGACTAAAAAGACTATTTTCAGGTAGTACTATCGTAAGAAACATTGGTGGTAGAAAACTAAAAGTAGTAGATACTAGTAAAGTACAACATGGTCCTACAAATTCACTTGTAGATAGGTTCCAAAAGATTCATTCTAATATGGCTAATCATCCATATAATGAACTTTTGCAAGTACAGCAACTACGATTAGGATTATTCAGAGACTACGAATCCATGGATTCAGACTCAATTGTTGCTTCAGCATTAGATATTTACTCTGATGAATCTACTATGAAAAATGAATATGGTAAAATTTTAGGTATACGAACTGATAATGATCAAATACACGATATTTTACATAATCTTTTTTATGATATTATAAATATAGAATTCAATTTATGGCCTTGGGTTCGTAATATGGTAAAGTATGGTGATTTCTTTCTGAAGTTAGATATAACTGAAAAGTATGGTATTACGAATGTACAGCCTATGTCAACATATGACATTTCTAGATTAGAAGGACACGATCCAGCAAATCCACAAATGGTTCAGTTTGAATATATACCACAACAAGGAAGTGGTCATGTGGGTGCTAGACACTCAAATAGGGGTAGGGAGTCTACTCTTTTAGAAAATTATGAAGTTGCACATTTTAGATTGCTATCAGATGCTAACTTTGTACCTTATGGACGCTCTATTCTTGAGGGTGGTAGAAAGGTTTGGAAACAATTAACTCTTATGGAAGATGCTATGTTGATTCATAGAATAATGAGAGCTCCTGAAAAAAGAATATTTAAATTAGATATTGGAAACATACCACCAGCTGAAGTTGATAATTACATGCAACAGGTAATTAACAAAATGAAAAAAGCACCTGTAATGGATGAGAAAACTGGTGAGTATAATCTTCGTTACAATATCCAAAACCTTACAGAAGATTTCTTTTTACCTGTAAGAGGTGGAGATAGTGGAACTAATATAGAATCTTTGCCTGGTTTACAATATGAAGCTACTGAAGATGTTGAATATCTAAAAAATAAATTGTTAGCTGCACTTCATGTTCCAAAGGCTTTCTTAGGATACGAAGAGGGATTAGGTTCTAAAGCTACATTGGCTGCTGAGGATGTAAGGTTTGCTAGAACAATTGAAAGAATACAAAGAATATTAGTTAGTGAATTACAAAAAATTGCTGTAGTACATCTTTATTCTCAAGGATATAGGGATCAAGAGCTTGTAAACTTTGATTTAGAACTTACTAATCCATCTACAATTTATGAACAAGAAAAGATTGAATTGTGGAATAATAAGGCTTCATTAGCTGACTCTATGATGAGAGATGGTTTGGTATCTTCTGAGTGGATTTACAAAAATGTATTCAATTTTACAGATGAACAGATAAAAGAACAAGATGACCAAATAACATTTGATTACAAAACTAAATTTAGAAGACAACAAATAGAATCTGAAGGTAACGATCCAGCAAAAAGTGGACAATCACAAGGTACACCATCAGATATGGCTATGGGTAGAACAGGTCATGAGTTAGAAGATGAGGGTGGTTCAGAAGAAGGTGGTCAGCCAGGTGCTGGAAGACCTAAAGAAGCTGATAAATATGCTCAAGATAGTGGTGCTAGAGGCAGAGACCCACTGGGTTCGCATGATATGGGTAAAGCATATAGTACAAAATCACTGGCAAAATACGAAAATATGTTGAATCACTTAGGTGAAAGTGGTAAACAGCTACTTAGCGAAAGTGGTGAATTAGAAAATGAGTATAAAAGCGAAGTCACTTCGTTAAATACTAAGAAAAAATAACTTCTTATATATTTATATAAGAGAAATAAACGATTGGAGTTCGTCAATGAGTAATAAAATAAAACACTCAAAGGTAAGGAACACAGGTATCCTTTTTGAGTTAATAACCAGACAAATAACAGCAGATATTATCGAAAATAAAGATGGTTTGGCTGTTGGACTATTGAAGAAGTACTTCTCACCTAACACACAGTTAGGAAAGGAGTATGAATTGTACAAAGTATTAACTACTGAGAACTATAAATCTGAAAGTAAGGCTAATCATTTGATTGATGCTGTATTAAAGACATACAATAAGATAAATCGTTCCCAGCTTCGTCGTGAAAAATATAACTTAGTTAGTGAAATAAAGAACTCATATAGTGTAGACCAATTCTTTATGGCTAGAATCCCTAACTATAAAGTATATGCTTCTATTTATAAATTATTTGAGTCTCTAACCACTACTGATCCTTCTACTGAAACTAATTCTAAGTTTACTATAATAGAATCAATTACAAAAAAGAAGAGAAAACATCTAAAGACTGAATCAAAAACTTTAGAAACTTATAAAAAATCAGAAAAAGATTTGAGACTACTTACATATCAAGTATTAGTTGAAAAATTTAATAAAAAATACAAAACACTTAGTGAACAACAAAAAGGTCTGTTGAGAAAATATATCAATAATATCTCAAATACAAACCAACTAAAAGAATTTGTAGAAAAAGAATCTATAAAAGTCAAAAAACAGCTCCAATCGTTTTTACCTAATATAGATGATGAAGTTACATCCATAAAATTGAAAGAGGCTATCAAACAATCTGATAAGCTACTAAAGGGCAGGATTGTAGAGGATAATCAAGTTATTACTCTTATGAGGTACTATCAATTATTAAAGGAGTTGAAGGATGTCACTGGAAAATAAACTAAGAGCGCGAGTTCAAGAAATGCTAATCGATGAGGTTAGTTCATTAGAAGAAGCTTCTACAAGTGCTAATGTGCCTGGCTATCAAACGCCATATGCATTTAGTAAAAAGAAAAAAGGTCATGAAGATCCAGAAGTTGCTGGATACAAAAAAGTAAATGAGGGTAAGTATCATAACTATAGGAATGATGAAACCCTCACACCAAAGCAAAAGATTGGTCGTTCAATGAGAGAAGTTAGGAATTCCCTAACAGAACTGAGTAAACTCATTGATATGAATGTACGATTGAAGAAAGAGATGAATGTAAACTCAGGTTCATATTGGAAAAATACACATAAGGCTTTACATAAAATAAGTGAGAGGTTAGTAAAACTAGCAAACAAAGTAGGACAATTACAGTAATTGTCTCTGATATGGCCTTCGAGGACAAAAAGAAATCCTATATGGATACTCTTTTTAGTATTTCGACTTTGCTAAAAAGGTGGCAGGTTGAGATACAAAAGAAGGATGTAGACAAAAATTATATGTTAAGGAGACTTGGACAATGGATAGAACATTTAGAAAGTCTCAAACACGAAATTATGATGGAGAAAGATAAATGATTTCACTATTTGAAATTGCAAAAAATATAAATGAAGCTGATGAGGATAGATATGTTCATGTTGGTGGAGGAGTTTACAAAGAAAAGGATGGTAAAGGAGAACCACTTCCTAATTCACCGAAGTATCTAAAAAAAGATAATGGTGGTTTTGAGATGGTAGATGACGATGACCCAAGATTAAAAAAGGGTGACGATGATAGTGATAAAGAAAAAGAAAAAGAAAAACCATCTGGCAAAAAATTAGGTGGCGGTGATTTCGACAGAGATAGTGACGGAGATGACGGCGATGATCTTCAAGCAGATGAAAAAGCTGATAACGAAAATAAAGTAATTGCTGATAAGCTAGATAATTGGTTCAATCCAAAAAGAAAAGGTATCTACCAATCATACAATTTATCAACATCCGAATCAGAAATGGATGGTGGTATGGTACATTCAGTTACAAGAGGAGATGATGATCCTGAAAACGAATTAGTCGTCTCTGCTAATCCATCAGAAGATCAAACGGGTGTTGAGTATCAAATTGGAATTGGCTCAGGTGGACAGGCTATGTATTTTGATAGTAGAGATGAAATGATGAATGCTTTAGAAGTCTTTATGAATGACAGAAAGATGAAAAATGCTATGGATGGTGAAGGTGATGATACACTATTAGACTTAGGTTCTCATGCTAAAGAAGCATTAGAGAAAGATAAGAAAAATGAAACAGTAAAAGAAGCTGGTACTAAATCCATAGATGGTAAAGAGTTGATGAACTTTCTAATGAAAAGATTTAAATATAGTAAACAACAAGCAATTGCTACAATGAAAAAACATAATATGGACTTATCATTTCTAAAAGAGGGAGAGTCAGAAACTAATCCCAAAAAATTTAAAGAAATTTATGATAGAACATTTAGGAGTCTAAAATGAAAAAATTAATAGTAGATTATCTACCATTCGAAATAGGAGCCGAACAAATCAATGAGGCTATGAAAGAGAACAACGGAAAGTTAGTTGTCAAAGGTATCTTACAGAGAGCAGATACCAAAAACCAAAATGGTAGAGTGTATCCAAAAGAAATTCTAATGCGGGAGGCAAAAAAGTATTCCGAAGGCTTCGTAAAACAAAAAAGAGCTATGGGTGAGTTAGACCATCCTGAATCATCTGTTGTGAACTTACAGAATGTATCTCACAATATTACAGAGATGGCTTTCAATGGTGACGATTTAGTAGGTACAGTAGAAATACTTACAACGCCAAGTGGTAACATTTTGAGAGAGTTATTCAAAAACGGAATAAAATTGGGTATTTCTTCTCGTGGTATGGGTTCTGTTTCACCAGTAAATGAAAATGGTGCTCAAGAAGTCGGTGACGATTTTGAATTGATTGCTTTTGACTTTGTTTCTAATCCATCTACACATGGTGCATTTCTTCATCCTATGAATGAGAGTGTTGATAATAATTCTCCTGTTCGTGATGGTAAGTATGGTAAAGTTGAATCAGTAATCAATGATATATTGAGAGGATAAATGCCATTCAAATCTGAAAAGCAGAGAAGATGGATGCACGCTAATGAGCCAGAGATGGCTAAAAAGTGGGAAAAGAAATATAAAAAAGAAGATAGAGATTATAAAGATGAATATAAAAAATTTCAATCTTCTAAAAAAGCTAAAAAGTATAGAGCAGAACTAAATAAGTATAATCGAAAGAAAGGTACTTATGGAAATGGTGATGGAAAGGACGCATCACACAAAGGGGGAAAGATAGTGGGATTCGAAGCACAATCTAAAAATAGAGGTAGAGCTGAAAAAAGTCGTTTGAAGAAAGAAAGTAAAGAACAGCGAAGCGTGTCTAATGCTCATATAGCAAAATTTGATAAAGATATAAAGAAAGTTATAGTAGATATAGGTAGGAATGGTGACAGGCAAAAAGCTATGGAACTAATGAAAATTTATAAAAAACATTGGACAGAATTTGTTATCAATTTTCAAAAGTCGATGGGAGTATATGAATCTATAAATGAAGCTAAAGAACCTAGTGTAATTGCTAATCTTAGAGATATTGTAAAAAAGAAACAAAATAAAGTTATCAAAGACCCAAAGAGTGGTAAAAGAATGAGAGTAGATGGATATTCAGCAAATGCTATAATAAAAGTATATGATGCTCTAAACACATCTAATAAGAAGAAATTTTCAGATTCAGGTTTGATGAAAATGCAGTCAATTGCTTTCAAATTTGTAAGGTAGTAGATATTTATATCTAAGGAGAAAAACTATGGCTAACGTAAAATTAAAAGATTTATTAAACGAAGTAAGTACACAAGGTGGAATGATTTCTAGAAATCCTTGGGTAAAAGAAGAAGAAGAAAAAGAAGAACCAAAAGTTGATGTAAAGGAGTTGGTATCTAAAATCAATGCTTTTAATTCTATTGGTGAATCTATATATGGTAAAGGTAATCTAAAAGAGGTTGCTGAAAACCTTTCTTCTATAGCAGAAGGTGCTGCTCAACATACTCTATCTGAAGCTGGTGATATGTTCGACAAAATTACAGTTAGCCGTAATATGAAAGAACTTACAAACCTATCTAAACAATTTGGTAAAGTAGCTGGTGAAGCTAATTCTTTACAAGAAAGAATGAGTGGACTATATGAAGATATGGGTAACATCTTAGGTAGATATTATTCTATCGGTGAAGGGCATGTTACGGGACACGATGACGAAGATAGAGATGTACAGTCAGAAGCTGATAAAATGATGTTCAGAGAAGAAGATGATTACAAAGCATTCTTCAAAAAAGCTATGAAAAAATTTAATGTATCTAATATTGAAGATATGGATGATGGAGACAAAAAAGATTTCTTCAACTATGTAGATAGAAATTACAAGGCGAAAAACGAAAACCAAGAAAACAGACAAATGACTAAATTAAAAGAATTACTAGAAGAGGGACCTGCCGAATTAAAAAGTCTTGAAAAGATGATGTTGGGCTTAATGGATATGAGCAAAAAATTAAAAGATATCAAACAAAGAAAGCAATTGTCTGTAGTATTAAGTGCTGCTCACAATTTAAGAAATATGTTAAAATAAAGAGGTAAATATGTCAATAAAAGTTGTAGTAAGAAATAACCAATATGAAAAGGCTATTAGTATATTCAAAAGAAAAGTAAAGGATGCTGGTATTTTATATGAACTAAGAGAAAGAGAGTACTATAAAAAACCATCTGCTCTTAAAAAAGAGACTAAAAATAAAGCAAAGGCCCGTAATTATTGGAAAAAAGTAAAGTTATCTGAAGAAGATAGCAGAAATAGAGGAAGAAAATTCTAAATACTTATATTTATATATATCTAAAATAAACACACCGTTCCTATCACATACGGTGTAATCGAAATATAATAATTCTATTATAGTTCCCAATAACTATACTAATATCCTAAACGGAGAATAAAAATGGATAATCTCTTAAAAGAAGCGATTGCCGACGCTAAAGCTGTTCGTGAGACTGCTTTAGAAAACGCAAAAATGGCTTTAGAAGAGGCTTTCACACCAAAACTTCAATCTATGTTGTCTAAAAAAATCCAAATGGAAATGGATGACGAGGATGAAAAAGTCGATGAAGCTGAAGATCATGAAGAAGATGAGGATGTCGAAGAAAGAGCTAAAATGGCTCGTGACGGAGACGAACTCGAAGAACGTGGTGATGAGGACGAAATGGACGAAGAAATGGAAGATGAACCTGAAATGGAAGAAGAAGGTATCATTGAAATTGATGGTGTAAAGTACGCTCCTGTAGTTTCTGAGGAAGAAGAAGATGAGATGGACGAAGAAATGGAAGATGATGAAGATGACGAAAATTCTGATCTTGACTTAGAAGCTGTAATTAAAGAACTAGAAAGTGAAATCAATGAAGAAGAAGAAGATGATGATGAAGATGATAAGGTAGAAGAAAATGACGTTTCTTCAGACATTGGTAAAGCTGACAATAAAGTCAATGCGAAAGCTAATGACTCATCTAATGTTGGTAGTGACGGAAAAGCTAAATTGAAAGAAGAAGCTGATCTTGACGAAGATATTGATTTAGATGAAGTTCTTAAGGCTCTTTCAGAGGAAGAAGATAAAGAAGAAGAAGTGGATGAAGTTTCCGAACTAAAATCAGATCTTGCTGAACATCGTTCTGTAATCGAAGAGTTGCGTGGAAAGCTAAACGAAGTCAATTTGCTAAATGCTAAACTTCTGTTCACAAACAAACTATTTAGAAAATATGGTTTGAATAACGATCAGAAAATGAAAGTCGTTGAGCAATTCGATAGAGCAGCCAACCTACGTGAAGTCAAGTTAGTGTATTCTACACTTGGTGAATCTTTTGGTTCTGCTAGAAAAAATGAAATTAATGAATCTAAGGGTAGCGCTTCAAAGCCAGTTGCCTCAACTAAATCTGAAAAAGAAGTAATAACTGAAAGTTCAGAGTTGAGAAACAGGTTTAAAAAGTTAGCTAACCTTATCTAATTGGGAGACATATAATGTCAAACTTTGAAAATCTAAGCGACGTGATGACGGGTCATAACCCTCATCAGGAGCTCCTAAAACAGACTAGAAAGTTAGTCGATAAGTGGGAGCCAACTGGATTGCTAGATGGTATTGAAGATTCAACAAAGAAAACAGGAATGTCTGTTCTTCTTGAAAACCAGGCTACACAGTTGATTAAGGAAGCTTCTTCAACAGGTACTGGTGGAAATAAGGAAGAATGGTCTGGTGTTGCTCTACCATTAGTGCGTAGAATCTTTGGTGAAATATCTGCACAGGAATTCGTTTCTGTTCAGCCTATGAATTTACCATCTGGACTAATCTTTTATCTTGACTTCAAATACGGTAGTACACAAACTGCTAACCATACATCAGGTGCTGATATCTTCGGTAACACATCTGGTAGTGGTGATGCTGCTGGTGGACTTTACGGTGGTGGTAAGTCAGGATATTCAATTAACGATGAAGAAACAGGCGCTCTTACATTAGCCGCTTCTGCAGCAAATACAACTTTTGCTACTGCTTCAGCTACTTGGAAAGAAGTAGAATTCGAACCAGATTTGAGTTCTTCTGTTGCCGATGGCTTAGCAACAAACAATGAGTTGATAAAATTAACTGTTGGAGCTGGTTCTATGACAAGACCTGATAAAGAAGGAATCAAAGCATACTCTATCTCTGGTAGTGGATTCGATGAGTTCTTTCCTCACTACACTTCAATCAATGCTGCTGGTACAGAAATCAGCTTTATTGTTCGTAGTGCTGGTGCTCAAATCGGTCCTTCAAAAGTTAAGTATCATAAAGCACCAACCGATCAACAAAGAGGTGAGTTTGAAGCTTCACCAACTGCTGGTTCTGATGGTGGATTCTCTGGAGAAGGCGATGCCGGTATACCAGAAGTAGACATCCAGCTACGTTCTATCAGTATAGTTGCTAAAACACGTAAGTTGAAAGCTGTTTGGACTCCAGAGCTTGCTCAGGATCTTAACGCTTATCATAGTGTTGACGCTGAAGCTGAATTAACTGCTATGTTGAGTGAATACATTGCTATGGAAATCGACTTAGAAATCCTAGATATGTTAGCAATCAATGCTTCTGCTAAAACAGAGTACTGGTCAGCTAAAGTTGGCTTTGAGTATGATGGTTCTGGAACAGGCGCACCTGCTTGGTCAGAGATTAGTGGTTCATCTAACGCATACACAAAACCATCTTGGTTCCAGACACTTGGAATTAAGATTCAATCCGTTTCTAACGCAATTCATCAGAAAACACTTCGTGGTGGTGCTAATTTTGTTGTTGTTTCACCTGAAACATCTACAATCTTAGAATCCGTAAGTGGATATGTTGCTAATGCTGGAGATGCTAAATCTACTAACTACGCTATGGGTGTAGAGGCTGTAGGTTCTATCAATAACAGATATACTGTTTATAAGAACCCTTACATGACTTCTAACGATATACTAGTTGGATTCAGAGGTAGTAACTTCTTAGAAACTGGTGCTGTCTATGCTCCATATGTACCAATGATTATGACACCATTAGTATACGATCCTACAAACTTCACACCAAGACGTGGGGTAATGACTCGTTATGCTAAGAAGATGGTCAGACCAGAGTTCTATGGAAAAGTGATTGTCGCGGACATCAACAACGTTTAATTGAGAAATCATTAAACTACATAAAAAAGGGGAGTTTTACTCCCCTTTTTTTGTTTCTGTATATTTATTATTGAATTGATATATCTTTTAGGAGAATAAAATGGCTGCTGGTAAATATAGCTTTACTATCGAACAAGGAAGTACCTTAGATTTCGAAATACAATACAAAGACTCAAATAATAATCCTGTTGATTTAGCAGGATATCAGGCAAGAATGCAGATAAGAGAAAACATAAGTTCTACTTCTACGATATCTGAATTATCTTCTAGTTTGGGTGTCGATGGAACAGGGTTAAACCTAAGTGGCTCAGGAGGACTTAGTGCTAATAAACCAGTTTCTTCAGGAAGTATAGGTGTTTATATGAGTCACGCAACTTCTTCTAATCTTAGTTTTGAAAATGCTGTTTATGATTTAGAAATAGTTTCCGGAAGTGGTAATACTGCTGTGGTTACTAGAATTTTAGAGGGAAGTGTCAAGCTTTCAAAAGAAGTTACCAAAGGCTCTGTATACTAATAGGAGAATAATGTGTCTGTAGATATAACTCCGAATTCACCAAACAATGTTAGTGTTAGTACGAGCAATAAAAATGTCACTATCATCAAATCTGATGGAAATGTTGATCGTAATATAACTAAAACATCAGTAGTCAATATTGTTACTACAGGTCCTCAAGGACAAAAGGGTGGGTTCTTATCAAATATTGCCGAAGATACTTATATAACTGGTTCACTTATTGTATCTTCTTCTAATGTGGACTTTACAAAAACCACAGGAGTTAGTGGTTCATTTTCAGGAATATTTAGTGGTGTTTTAAGTGGCTCATCACAAATTGCTTCTGATATAAGTGGTTCGTTTGTACAGCCTAGTTCTAGTTTTTCAACAAGGGTTACAAATCTAAAAACAGATAGTGGTTCATTTTCAACAAGAATAAGTACTGCTGAATCTGAATTGGGTAATACTTTGATAAGTGGTTCATCACAAATTGCTTCTGATATAAGTGGCTCATTAGGTTCTAATGCCGCATTGATAAGGTCGTTATCAGCAAACGTAATTAGTGGCTCGGTTACTCAAATGAGTTCGTCTATATCTTCAAGAATACAACCAATAGAAAAGGGTAGTGGTATTGGTACTGGTTTAACTGTACAGTATAAACTAAATGCGACATCTCAAGATATAGGTACAAGTGACGAAACAATAGTATTCAACGCTACTCCAGAATTGACATCATCAGCAAATTATGCTAATGTACATGATGTAAATGGAACAAGTGATGATTTTTATATTGCTTTCAAAGAAGATTCTTTCTTTACAATCAATATGAATTCTTCTATAGAAGCAAATGGTGCTGATTTCAGACTTCAAATGAAAGCTGAAAAGTCAACTGATAAAGGAAGTAGTTATATTTTAGTACCTGGCAGTTTACATAACCTATCATTTTCTTCAGATTTACCTGATTTCTATTCTTATGGGTATAGTTGTGCTAGTTATTTTCCAAGCGAAAGTAGACTAAGAATACGTGCTAAAAAAACAGGACAAAGTGCTTCTTTGATAAGTGGAAGTAATGGGACAACTAATTTACTTATCACAAGAGTTTAGTGAATTTATTAGTTTTTTATATTTATTATTGACATAGAACATTTAGGAGAATTTTATGGAAGCAATTTGGCCAGGCAGTAGTTCGTTTTCACCAGGTGATACACCTTATGGGTTTTACGATAACGAAGCACAATTCAATGGTTCAGGTATACATTCCGTTGACAGATTTAGTGATTGGGCTGCTAAGAGATTAGGGTTTCCTATCATAGCAATCGAACTACAAGACAAACAATTTTATGCTTGTTATGAAGAGGCTGTTACTGAGTATTCAGCACAAGTAAACCAATTCAATATAAAGGATAACTTGCTTTCTCTCCAAGGACAATCTACAGGATCAAGCATTACACATAGAAAAACATCGCCTACCTTTGGAAGAACTATAGAACTATCTGAACAATATGGTACGGAAGCCGGTGTTGGTGGTACGATATCGTATAAAACGGGATCTATAAACATAGTTAGTGGCTCACAACAATATGATTTGAATAAATTGTATGCAAATGTATCTGAAAGCGGCGACTCTATTGAAATAAGAAAAGTTCATTACGAAGGTTCTCCTGCAGTAACTAGATATTTTGATCCTTACGCTGGAACAGGCGATGGTTCTTATAATATGCTAGATTCATTTGGTTGGGGAAATAAGTCACCAGGAATAAGTTTTATGATGATGCCTATGTATGCTGATTTATTAAAAGTACAGGCAATAGAGTTTAATGATCAAATAAGAAAGTCTGCTTACACATTTGAGTTAGTAAATAATAATCTAAGAATATTTCCTAACCCGACATCAAACTATAAGTTACACTTTACTTATCTACTGAAAAAGGATAGAAATAATACACTACAAGGAACTTCAGAGGGTGTAATTTCAGACTTTTCAAATGTTCCATATGATAATATGAAGTATGAGTTTATAAATGATGTAGGTAAACAGTGGGTAAAGAAGTACGCTTTAGCGCTATGTAAAGAATTATTGGGAACAATAAGAAGTAAATATGCTTCACTTCCAATACCTGGTGCTGAGACAACAATGGATGGAGACACTTTAAGAACCGAAGCTACTACAGAAAAAGAAATTTTGGTAACGCAACTTAGGGAGATGTTGGAACAAACAAGTAGAAAGGCTTTGTTAGAGGCTGATAAAGATGAAGCACAGCATCTACAAGAAAAACTACAAAAAGTTCCTTACCCAATATACATAGGATAATCAAATGGCCGGAAGATTTTTACCTCAAAAGGACATAAATCTTATAACCAGAGTAACCAAAGAGTTAGTTGGTGATAAGCAAAGTAACAAAGATGGAATAGTAAATCAGCTAGTAACTATTTATAAACCATCTGCAAAAGAGTCAGCAATAAATATGTATGGGGAATCTGCTGGGGGTAATAAGGTATATAGTGATGGTGTTCAAATGAACTGTCTGATTACAGCAGAGGACTTTGATTTCACCGAAAATGACTTTGGGGTAGATAATTCACAAACTGCAGTTTTTGCTTTTCTAAGACAATCTTTTATAGATGCTAGTATGGTATTAGAAACTGGCGATTTGATTGATTGGAATTATGCTTACTTTGAAGTAGGTTCTATAAATGAAAATCAATTAATAGCTGGAATGTTCGATCAAAACTATTCAGTTATTGCTAATACATTTTTGGTAAGAAAGAGCTCTGTACAGATTGAAAGAGTTAGGAGTATATAATGGCTCGTGAAAAACCAATACCACGTTCTGCTAGAAGAAATAAAAATCGTGGCTTTGATAGATCTAGAAACGATGATAATGTAAAAAACTTTTCAATAGGGTTGATGGATATTGATGCTACTATTATGTATTACTTCAATAATGTTATCAAACCTAAAGTTGTTGAAAATGATGAGCTGATAAAAGTGCCGATTATGTATGCTAATCCTGAACGATGGGCTATGATACAGAAACGTGGATTTTTATTTGATAATAAACAACAATTAGTAATACCACTTATAGCATTCAAACGGACATCTATTGAGAAAGATGACCAAATGTCAGTTGATAAGTTAGACCCATTGAATCCAAAGTTACAATATACATTTCAAAAACAATATAGTGATAAGAATAGATACGATAAGTTTTCTGTACAACAAGGACTAAATCCAACTAAAGAATTATATTCTGTAGCTGTGCCTGATTATGTAAAACTTCAGTATGAGTTTGTAATATGGTGTACTTATACAGAGCAAATGAACTCTATTGTAGAGAAACTAATTTATAGTGAAGGTGCTTATTGGGGAGAAGATGGCAAGTTCAAATTCAGAACACAGATTGACAATTATACTGATGCTAGTGAAGTAACAGTAAACTCTGAGAGAATTATAAAAACTACTTTTTCAGTAACTATGAATGGTTATCTTTTACCAGAAGAATTTTCAGATGTAGTAACGACACAGAAAAAATTAACTCCTAAAAGAATTCTAATTGGAGATGATGTTTCTTTAGATTTAGGAGCTATTACAAAAAAAGGACAAGATATAAATGTAAGTGTTCAGCAAAAATCTAAAGGTGGTGGATTAGAGAATCCATTTAGCATAGTCGAAGGGACTGGTGTTAGTATTGCGGGTGCTGGTACATTTGATGGTACTTCTACATCTA